CCTCAAGGATAAGCACACTGCCGGAAACTCCAACATCAACTTCATTACACTTGAAGCCCTGACCGAAGAGAATATCTTCGACCAGGTGGAAAACTTCGGGAAGAATGTCGATGCCCTGTACCTCGATCTTTCCATGAATGTTTTCCTCTCCCGCAAGTGGTACGCCGCTTATCATCGTAAACGCAGGGACCTGCACGGCATGGATACCAATTACACCGGGATGAAAGATGTGATCGAGGGCACGAACCTCACCCTTGTTCCGCTTCCTTCCATGACCGGCGAGAACATCGTCTTCACCACCCCGAAGGAGAATTTCATCCGGCTGATCAATCGCAACAACGGCGCTTCCAACATCACCGTCGAAAGCGTTGACCGCCAGATCAAGGTCTTTGCCGACTGGTACGAGTCCGTCGGCTTCGGCATCGAAGAAGCAGTATTTGCCAGCGTCCCGGCTTAACCTTAAAAACCTGAAAGAAAATGAGCATACCACTGTTTGACCTTTTTAAGCCCACCGTGCGGAATGCCGGTGGCGGCGGCGGGATAAAATCCGAGATCATCCTGATCATGGAAGGTGATATCGACTGGACCGCATACCCTGACCGGGAGGCGGACGGGGTGACAATCTTAACGGATATCCCCCTGTTAACCGGCAAGTACATGCACAGTTTTTACATGACCCAGGGAACCATAAAGCCATCCCAGAAGAAACTCAAAGGCTCCAATCAGGATTGCGGCGGCTACGAGATCGGGGTGGAAGGCTTTTATCCCGGGATTGAAAAGGCCGTGCAGAAATGGATCGCCAATTTCGGCATCGACTTTAAAGGGATCGTCATCATCCAAAACTGTGCTTCGGCCAAGCGTTACTTGATCGGTGAACCCTGTAACCTGGTGCATCTCGAAACCATCGAGACCACTTGGGGTGAGGAAATCGACAAGGACAAGGGGCACAAGTTCGGCTTCCTGTGCAAGCAGGGAACGCCGATGGCTTTCTATGAAGGAGCCCTGGCGATGGATCCCAATCCTCCCGTCAATTAGATTGCAGCCTCTGTAGTGTTTTCATAGGTGTTAGTTTGAGCCTGTCGGAGAAATCCGGCAGGCTTTTTTTTCAAAGTCTTGTAAATTGATATTATCGTACTTTTACATGTTCGCAAACGTAATCACAAGAAATTAGGAAGAGTACACAATATAATCATCTTATCAAACTAAACATGGCAAACAGTTCTCTTACAGATGCCAAAAGAGCAAAAAACGACGAGTTCTACACGATGTATCCAGATATCGAAAAAGAGATCGCAGCATATTTAGAATATAACCCAGATGTATTTCGGGGTAAAGTGGTACTCTTACCTTGTGATGATCCGGAATGGAGCAACTTTACAAAGTATTTTGCGCAGAATTTTGAACGGTTTGGTTTAAAAAAGCTAATAAGCACAAGTTTTGCAGTTGAAAGCAAACTGTACAAGGGTGGATATCAGGTAACAATGTTTGAAGAAAGCTCTCCGCAGTATGATAAAATCAAAACTACCAAACAGGGAAAAATATTCACTTTGACGCGTGACGTATCTGGTGATGGCAAGATTGATGTAAACGACTTGGAGTGGAGTTACCTTGAAGGAGATGGTGATTTTAGGAGCAAGGAGTTAAAAAAACTTCGAGATGAAGCCGACATCATCATTACCAATCCGCCTTTCTCGCTATTTCGAGAATTTTTAGGATGGATTATACAAGCAAAAAAATATTTTATAATAATTGGAAATATAAATGCAATTACATATAAAGAACTATTCCCGTTAATTCAATCCGACAAAATCTGGTTAGGCGCAACTAATTTTAATACAGGAATGTATTTCAAAGTATCCGATGATTTTATCTATGCGGCATCATATAAATTTGAACGAGAATTAAATGGGGAAAAAGTAAACCGGGTACCAGGAGTCTGCTGGTTTACCAATGTAGACCACGGTAGACGTCATCAACCATTGCCACTTATGACAATGAAAGATAATTTGAAATACAGCAAACACAAAGAGATTAAGGGTAAGGAATCATATGAGGTTTATGAGAACTACAATGCTATCGAAGTGCCATTTACAGATGCCATTCCAAGCGATTATAAAGGAATAATGGGTGTCCCAATTACATTTCTGGACAAATATTCGCCTGAACAATTTGAGATTATTGGGATGTGTGAGAACGAAGATCTTTATAAATTGAAAACGAAGGTATACACAACAATTGAGTGCAAAAAGGCATACTTCGATAAATTTAGGAAAAAAGGAACTTATGATTTGAATGCAAGTGGGGTAGTAATTCGCAATGGATTATTAGAAAAAGTTTATCAAAGAGTACTTGTTAAACATAAGATTAAAACGATATGAAGACAACCTTAAAAACTGAAATTACTGTTAAAGAAATCTGTGAAGGATTTGTCTATAACGAACTTGAAGGAAAGGGATTATTTGGTCTTTCCGGCAAATTGACAATTCAGCCAGAATACCAACGAAATTATATTTATGCAGATGGCAAAAAGGATGTGGCTGTAATTGAATCGCTCCTCAAGGGCTATCCAATAGGTCTGATATATTTTAATAAAGTGACTGAAGATAAGTTTGAGGTATTAGACGGACAACAACGAATCACCAGTTTCGGAAGATTTGTAACTGACAAATTTGCCATCAAAGAAAATGGCATGGAGCAATATTTTACGGGGATTGCAGCCGATAAGCGTAAAAAGATATTGGAGACGAAATTACTTGTTTATATATGTGAAGGAGAGGAAAGTGAAATAAAACAGTGGTTCCAGACGATAAATATTGCTGGAATTCCTCTAAATGATCAGGAAATACTCAACGCCGTGTATTCCGGACCATTTGTGACACTTGGAAAGGCTGAGTTCAGTAACAGTCAAAATTCCAATATCCAAAAATGGAGCGCTTATATTTCGGGCAGCGTAAACCGGCAGAACTTTTTTGAATGTGCTCTTGATTGGGTTAGCCAAGGTAAAATTGGTGATTATATGGCCCGCCATCGGAAGGACAATAACATTAATGAATTAAAAACCTATTTCAATACCGTGATTGACTGGGTATCTCGTGTATTTACTGATGTTGAAAACGAGATGCGAGGTTTACAATGGGGCCGACTGTATGAGCAATATCATAACAAAGCTTATGATCCCGCTAAAGTATCAGAAGAGGTGCATCGTTTACTCGGTGATCCTTATGTCACAGATCGTAAAGGAGTTTTTGAATATATACTGGGTGGTTCAGCCGACACAAAATTGCTAAATGTCCGTGTCTTTGATGAAGCAACTAAAAAATCCGTTTACTTAAAACAATCTGCTGAAGCTGAAACCAAAGGTGAATCGAATTGTCCGCATTGCGCCATTGGACCCGATGCCAATAAGAGAAAGATTTGGAAATTAAACGAAATGGACGCAGATCATGTAACTGCATGGAGCAAGGGTGGTGCAACGTCAGCCAAGAACTGTCAAATGTTGTGTAAGACGCACAATCGGGCAAAAGGGAACCGGTAAATAATCTCCAGATTTCTGATTCTTCCACTTTCAGACGCTTTTATGTCCTTTAATCACTGCAATTGCAGCGATATTTTCGCTGCATGGATCATGAAATCTTCACCTGGCTGAGTTCTGAGCAGGATTATCCTGCCGGCCTTATTCTATATGATCGTTACTGCAAGAATTCCAATCTTGGCAGGATCTTGCGTATCGGGGGAGCAACTGGCAAGAACCGGTTGACTCTTATCTATGAGCTTGGCAAGGTTGTCAAACACCTTTTGATTTCTGAAACAAGCCTGTTATCGGAAAAACATCCTCATGATCAGGAAAGTTCAAAAGAAGACCATGAACTCCCGTCTGAAATTTCCGGCATTGAGAAACTTCGCCGGGATCAGAAAATGCTCTACAAGATGCTCGATAACCTTCATGCCATTCTTCCCTATCGGGAAATTCATGAAAGAAAAGAAATTGCGTTTCAGATTCTGGACTTTGATGATCACCTAAGGGAGATCACTGAGAGGATCACACATTATGAAAAACACGGAGTGGTCCCACCTGAGCCGGATGCAGTTCAGCGAAAAGCAGCATCTGAATTTTCAGATGCAGAACTGCTACAGCGGCAAAATAATCTTCGCACTTATGTCGCCAGGTACACCCGTTTGCTGGAGGATTCCAAAACATTGAAATCTACGGCAAATTACAGGGATAAGCTTGAAAAGTACCGTCTTGAACTTAACGAGGTGACAGAAAGGCTTCACCGATGAGTTTGTTTCTTGCACAAGACCTGGGAAAGAAAAAGCAGGACAGCCCGAAGTCCGGTTCAGTTGCCTATTCCGGCAGTAATATTCAGATCATCGGCAAAGCAAATGAAAAGCTTCACCAGATCTTTGGCAAGGTGGCAGATGGTCAGAGCATCCATTATGCATCCCTGGGCGATTGGTCCACGCATGATCTTCTGTTTTTCCTTTTAGAGCAGACCGGTCCCGCCAGGGTTTATTTCACGACCTGGGCGATCTCCGAATATGCCATAAGACAATTGTATCAATTCATTGAACAGGGACTGATCCTTGAACTCAAGGGCATATTCGATTATCGCAATGGTATCCGAAAGCCGGCTGAGCTTCAATTCTTGCAAAAGATCACAACGGATATAAAAGCGGCTAAATGCCATGCAAAGGTCACTGTCGTGGAAAATGACCACTGGGGGATCAGCGTGGTGGGATCTGCAAACTATACCCGCAACCCCCGCATTGAAGCCGGCGTTTTGTGCAGCGATAAAACGGTGTCGGCTTTTCACCGTGACTGGATATTGAAAGAACTCTCTAATACAAGCGCCTTTGATCGATCTGAATGAATCTTTCATCACCGAAGTGGAAACTTATGCTTCGCTGATGTTCACCAAGGAAGAAATTGCCGTGATCCTGGAAGTGGATCCTGCATCGCTGATCTCGCTTCTTCAGGATCAGGATAATTCTGTATTCAAAGCCTTCCAGAAAGGCAGGCTTAAACGTGAAGCCGAAGTTCGCAAAGGCATCTTCGACCTGGCTCAGAACGGTTCTTCGCCGGCCCAGACCTTCGCCATGAAACTCATTGAAAATGCTAAAGCAAATGATGTATGAGAAAAATCGCATCCGATACCATGCTAGACAGGATCAGAGCCTATTATCTGACGGGTGATACAACTTTGTCTGAACATGATGATAAGGTGCGTTGCCGTTGGTTGGCAGCTTATTCCATGCTGATCAATCAGAAAGGCGTTGAGCGTGAAGTGGTCCCGATGCTTATGAAAACCCATGATATTTCTGAAGCCCAGGCGTACCGGGACATTCTCAACTGCACCCGGTGTTTCGGTCCCGTTAGGGGAATTGACCGTCAGGCCATGCGCCACATGATCACTCAATGGGCAATCGAATATTTGCGTAAAGCCGAGATTAAGAGTGATTATAAAGCACTGGAAAGATTCCTTGGAATAATCATCAGGGCAAACAATCTTGATAAGGAAGACATGGAGCTGCCCGATCCTTCCAAGGTACAGCCTCCGGTTCAGCTTCTTTCCATCAATTACAATTTTCTCAATACCGAGTATTTCAAACTCATTGATCCAAAAGCGCAGAAGGCGTTATTGGCGCTGAACGAAAAGGTGATGGCCTTGATCGATGCATCTCCTATAGTCGATTATAAAAACATACTGCTGGCCGACGATACTTCCTTTGAAGATGTTACAGATTAAGCCTAAACCTGCCCCGTTTTTAAATGATCCCCAGGTGGCGATCCAGCTTTCCAACAGTCCGCATAAGGTATTTATCGG